GTAGATCCTAGAATACAAAAGTATGCTAAACTTACAAGAAAAGTAGAGTTAGGTTTACGTGTACCAGCAATTGCTAAGACTAATAAACTTTACATTAGAGAAGGTTACAAAACATATTTTGTTGATGATGGTCTATTGGGCTTTTATGACACTCGAATAGGTATCACCAGCACAAGTAGCTTTAGCGATTTTCCTGCTAACCTTATAGATGCAGATATGACGTCTGCCCTTAACTGGACAGGTAATGCACAGTACAAGATTGATCCTGAGTTCCATGATATCGTAGAGAAGATTATTAATTTCAATGATGATAAAGGTAAAGCTCAATATTATCATGACTTGAACAAGTATCGTGAATACATGTTAGAGCGTGGTGATGCTTATGAACGTCTTAAGGCTATGAAATGGCTTAGAGATAAAGATGCATCATTTAGCAATCCTCCATTCTTAGATCATCGTGGAAGAATTTATGAGAGAGGCTTGATAGGTCCACAAAGTGGAGAAACCTTTAGACCATTTATTAACACAGCTAAATCCGAAGCATTTAGCGTAGAAGGATATTTGAACTTGCAAGATCAAATTGGTGCATTTCTCGGTGGTGCATCTGACAAGCTCGAAGGAAAATTCAATAGCTTAAATATAACAGGTCGTCAGCAAATCGCATTAAAATGGAAAGACCAAATGATAGAGCTTGGCGACCTGATGCGTAGAGGCAAACCTAACGATATAAGAAAATTGCTTGAACACGAACTTATGCAAGAGTTTGATGGTGAGGAAAATGGTAAGCTGATGCGCTTTGCGCTTGAAATGAGTCGTCTAAATGAGCATTTAGACGGCGTATATAATGCTAAATCATTCGCTACCCTAAATAACTATCAGATCTCACTAGCCCTTGAACAAGACGCTAGCTCTTCAGGGGCACAGATTATTGCCTTGACCACGAAGAATAAGCAGCTTGCAGAACTCTCCAATGTTGTTCCTACTACACAGAAGAGAAGGCTTTACGATGAGATCGCCGCGAGTACATACAATGATCCTGAATTTCGTAAGTTAAACGAAAAGTTTGGTTTAACAGAGAAAGACCTTAGAAAGGGCGCGAAGCAACAAAATATGGTTCGCCTGTATGGTGCTGGTAAACGTACAGGCATATTAGCTGTTGAATCTAAGCTTGGTAAAGTACTTGGTAAGGAAGGAACATTAGTAGTTAAGGCTGCTGATCGTGATACTGTGTTGTCAGAAATATCAGCTCGCATGGCTAGATACGAAACGTTAGACCCTGAGATGTATCGTGAACTAAGAGCATTACGTCAAGATGTAAAGGATGTATTTAATAAAGGTTTACAACCTGGTGATGATCTTATGGAGCAGCTTTACTTCCTAGATAGTAAGACGAAAGATCTAGTGGAGAAAATGACTCGTGAATACGATCGCATCGTTACACCTGATGACTTTCAAGCTATAGCTGGTATTATGACTTCGCATATGGAAAGGCAAGTTCCAATTCTTAGTGACTTTAGTAAATACTACGGTAGATTAGGTGAGCAGTTTATGTTGCACTCTAAACCTAAAGAATCCGCAATGGACTATAATGCACTGCTTAGTACAATGATATTTGATGCTAAAAAAGGTGGAACGAAGTTACCTAAGTGGTTATCTACCATGCTATCAATTAGAGATGAGAGTATAAAGCAACAACTACTTAGAAAAATACCTGGATATGTTCCTGGCAGTTCATTGTCATATCTCGTTGAGGGTGTACCTGCTGCAACAAGACGTAGAACTGGATTTAAGATAGGTCAATACTCATTGTTTTCTGAGGACATCACTCCTGGTATTGAAATAGGTATTCCTAACAAGCTTGACAAAAGCTGGACCAACATTCCTGCTGTTAATTTCGATCGTAAAGTGATGGAACAAAATTTCACACAAACTTTCGAAGAAAAACTGGCATACAAAGATGCTGATGGAAAATGGATCATTAATATCTTGCAAGTACCACAGAAGACAGAAGGTAATTGGTGGGAAGAGTTTAGAAATAAAGATGGCAAGATTAATGATATAGCTGATGCTGGTAAGGCTAGAACAGCCTATGGCGTTAATTCTAATCATGCAAATGATGCCACTATAGTTAAGAACTTTCACTTATGGGGCAAAGCTAATAACGTTCAAACGACCACAGTACATGACGCTTTCTTTGCTAATGCTGCTAAAATGGTTCCTGCAAGAGCTGGTATTCGCGATATATATGCAAATGCTGTTGAGGCACAATCATTAAAGTGGACACTAGATGAAATGCTAGCAAGAGGTCTCCCTAAGAAAATCTATGATGAGTATTTAGATGAGGCAGAAAGAATTGGACTAATCCCTGTCGCTGGTAAATCAGTGGTAGGTGGTAAAGTTTTAACAAAAGACGACATTCTTAAAAAGTCTGATATTCTCAAACCAATTAAGAATGATTTTAAAGATAACTATTCCTTTTATGGAATCGGGTAATTTAAGAGCGTATACAGTTGGGTAACTGTGTTACCTTTCTGTTTGTGTTCTGCAAGAGAACGTTGGAGGCTAACGCCGAAGACAAAGGTAGGGCTGTGCCCTTGTATATAAATGTAGGCTGTGCTTACTAAGGAAAATGAAAATGGCTGAAGAAAATAATGTAGATCAATCTGGCACTCCCGCAGTTGTTGAAGAAGCTAAACAAGTAATCGAACAAACACAAGCTACCGAAGCTAGTGCTAACGAAGCTATTAAAGCTGCTAAAGAACGCGCAGATGCCCTCAAAGCTGCAAACCCTGGAACAACAAAAGCAGACAGTGACATGATTGCTAAGTTGGTCCAAGACCGTCTGGAAGCTGAACTCGCTGGTATTAAGAAGTCACTAGACAGCGCTTACGCACAACGAGACGAAAGCCTCGCCAAGGTCAAAGCCTTTGAAGCTAAAGAGAAGGAAGCTCAACTCAAACGTTTAGCAGAAGAAGGAAAGCATAAGGAAGCTTATGAAATCCAACTTGCTGAAGAACGTGCTCAGAACGCAGCACTCATGAAACGCAACACCGAATTAAGTCGTGATGTTAATGTTCGTGATGCCTTGCGTAGTTATTCTTTCAAGAATGACAAGGCAGCAGAGATGGCTTTTAAAGAAATCACTTCTAATCTAATTCAGGATGAAAACAAGCAGTGGGTACACCGCAGTGGAATTTCTGTGAAAGATTATTGTGAGGCATTCTCCAAGGAAGAAGATCAATCATTCCTATTTAAAGCTAAAACAAACAGTGGAGCAGGTACACCTGCGTCTACTAGTGGAAGTGGAACACCTTCTACAGACAACCAACCTAAATCGCTCTTTAAACTATCCCAGGCTGAAGTTCTCAAAATGGCAGCTGAAGGAAAATTTGGAGCAATTCCTAAATGATTAAATTCGAAAGTTAAGACATGACACAAGTTTATACACAAGCAGCTGGTGCAGGCAACAACACTTTTGCTCTGCAAGCAGCCCTTGGAGCTTATTCTGATGAGGCTTACACATCAGCTAAGAAGCTATCTGGTACTGGTATTGTTGGTCCCAACCCTAATATCAACACCTCTACTGAAACCTTTATTGGTCAAGTTCGTTGGTTCAAACCTATTAACCCCACGATTAACGTTGCTTCGTTGACCACAGCTACTGCTGGTGCAACTACCAACTATACATCTGATTTCTCGACCTACATCAAGACTGTACGTACACACGGCGCTTCGCAAGTTAACTTGCAATCGCTGGTTACTCAGCAGGATGGTCTGGCCAAAATTAGTCGTGACTTTGGTGAGACACGCGCACAAGACGAGCACAACGCTATCTTGGCTGTTCTTAAGGGTGTTGCACTATCTGAAGCCCTTAATGGTGCTGCTACTGGCTCTGGTGCTACCGGTCTGGGCGGTCAAACCTTTACTAATGATCCTACTGATCAAAAGTATGGATTCTATGTGGATCTGGCCGGTGTTGCTCCTGTTATTGCTGCTACTGCTGCTATTCAAGGTGCTGCTCGTGCTGAAGGATTCTTGAATGCTATGGCAATGGCATGGAAGGATTATGAGCCTGACTATGCTTATTTGGTGGTCTCTCCCGAAACCCTGGCCTCTCTGCGTTCTGCTAATCTGGTTGATGAAGACGGCGTACAAGAAGCAAATATCAACTTTAATACCATATTCGGTGGCAAGTTCCGTTTGATTCAAACTCGTGCTGCTCAAAGTTTCTCTGGTGCACAACTCACTAAGATCAATAGTGGTGCTGGTGTTGACATCAATGCTCTGTCTGTCAAGACATCTTTTATTGTTCTTCCTGGTGCTGTAGCTATGGAACCACTAAGCATTCCTGCTCCTGTGGAAATCTTCCGTGACGCTCGTGCATATAATGGTGGTGGATCTACTGACATTTGGTATCGTTGGGGTTATGTTGCTCATCCAGGTGGATATGACTGGGTCGGATCTACAACTGCCTTCCCTGATGATGCTGCCTATATGTACTCCGTTACTGGTGGTACGCCTGAAGTGTTTACCTCTGCTACTGTTGGTGTTACTACCACTGGTACTTGGAAGCGTAAAGCAGCTTCCGCACTGAGCTTGGGCATTCTGCCCGTGTTCCATGCCTAATTGAAGGAGAAATCTTATGGCACTAGTCAAAGGGACTAATTCGTATGTCACTGCAGTTGAAGCTGATGCATACTTCAGCGATAGGCTTGATGTGGCAGCATGGATGTCCGCTGACGCAGCTTCGAAAGATCAATCATTGGTTACAGCTACGTCTGTACTCGATGAATTGCATTGGACGGGCACTGCCATAAGCGAAGACCAATTGCTGGCATTTCCTAGAAATGGATATTATTTTGATCCACGTCTAGGAACTCATGTAACGTTTAGTATCGATACGGTACCAGAACGTATATTGAAAGCCACAAAAGAACTAGCGTATCATTTGCTAAACAATGATGGTATATTAGATGACAATGGCCTTGTTA